TTGGTTGCTGTGGGTGTGTAATCATTTATATCTTCTTGAGATGAGAATCTAATAAACATTTCATCTTGTGAAGTCTTGTCACCAATAGTTGTTTCTGTTCCAAAGAATACTAAGTGACGGTCAGGTGTAGATACCAACATATCTCTAGATGCGGTTGGCGCACCTGCTATAATTGTAGCTCTGGTTTGTGTAGCGTTAGATGCATTTGAGTCCCACTCAAAACATTCATTATTAAATATTAGAGCAATAAGCGTATCACCAAGATTATCAAGAGCCCATAAACCTGGCTCTGCTACTTTATCCGTGGTGCTTGCTGCTTGACCCCATGCAGAATAACTACTTGTATCTGTAACAGTTGCACCCGTAGAATGCGCTGCTCGTGTTGTGCCTCTGACTGCTCTAGTAATTCCAGTCAAATCATTTCCAGACACTCCTGTGTAAGAAATTTCTTCACTGCCAACTAATATAAAATTAGTTCCTGTACTTGGAAATCCAATAGTTGATGTTAATGTTATGCTTGTACCCGATCCTCCTGTACCAAAATTATCATTTAACAATCCTCCATTTAAAGTTGTTGTTCTAGGTGATGTGACTGTTCCACCCCATTGAGATATACCATAACCAAATACTCCAACTTGTTCCGCTGCACCCACGTGATAGTATTGAAAATAAGTAATACCTCCCGATGTAGTAGCCCCTGAACCTGTCTCATTACTAGGCATGGTAATAGTAGCTTCTGTTCCCGAAGGCGTGCTTGCTACCATAAATTTTTTATCTGCAAAATCAGATGCTCCAAAATTAGAATTAGTAATGGCAGTAAATGTACTAGCATCACCAAATAAAAGAATATCTCCTGCCTCAAGATTATGTGCACTAGAAAAAGTTAAAGTCACCGTAGGTGATCCGTTTGTTGTGCTAAAGAAATTTGTTTCAGCAGTTCCTGATGGATTCACCAAAGGATGTATATCGTAGTATATTCCCCCAGAAAAAGCATATAAAATTCTATTTGTACCTATGATAGAATATTTGATACCCTCTCTGTTAACCATGTGATGCAAACCTCTAGCGGCACCAGTTAATTTACTATCCCCTAATTGATTCCAACCACCTATTTTTTCAGGAGTACCATATCTAAAACGTACGTTTTGGCCCTCTATCCATTGAGACTCCGCTCCAGTGGGTGTGACTTGTTTATTGAATCCGGGTAAAAAACCTAATTTTTGTAGCATAAAAAACCTGTTATAAAGTATTAGATTATATCAGATTTATCGTAGATTTCTAGAGGTTTAAAGATGTCTCCAACTTTCTCCATGGTGCAGATCTCCATATTTATAGATATTCTTAATTCTTTTGACTCTACGTTTATGGGGTTATGCCACAACCAAGCTGGAAATATATACAATTCATTTGTTTTAGGTGTTACTTTTAATATATCTTTTCTTCTGCTTTTAAATTCTATGCCCCCACCTTTCATATCTTTTGGTATGTGAAAATAATACACAGAGTTAATAGTAGATGTCATTACGTGGTTATGCCAATTAACAGAAGGTATGAAATCTTTATTAGAGGCTACAGCATAACAGTGTTCAAAAAACTTCTGGCGATTATTTAAACGAAGTGTAAAAGGATTTAGATGTTCTTGAGTAGTTTCTACAAATTTTTTATATAGTTGTTTTGTAAAAGTATCTTTTTTAAGAAGAAAATTATTGTCCCATTCAGCTCGTTTTATCTGACCTATTATACTACGTCTAACTTTGGCATGTTCGCCTTCTTCAAAATTATAGAAATTTTCTATTCTTATAATGGGAAAATCTTTCATATCTTTAAATAACTATCCGTGTCTTTATAATAGATATCTCCTGTAGGTACAAAATTACATGCTAGAGAATACCTGGTTAAATTAGATTTGTTTGTTAGTATTTTGTGATGGATTTGACTTGGAAAAAATATAATCATGCCTGGTTGAGGTATCAACTCATAGCTATCATTATTGTACATATTAAATTTACTTGGTTTTAATTGAAACATATCGTCTTGTTTATAATTCATAAAAGATATATTTCCTGAGTCTTGATCACATTGAATATACAAACAACAACTTACCATAGAGTTTTTGTGACAATGATACTCTGACTCTTTTGCAGGAGCAGAGCTTGTAAACCAAGACGTAGTCATTCTAAATTTATTATCATATTCTAAAACATTTTCAGTGTATATCTTAAGTTCTTTCATTATTAAGTTTTTCAATGTTTTCCATTTTGTTTTATTTAAAACATTTTTATCAATAGACGTTTGACTAAGATCAGTGTTAGTTCCATCTGCAGATGGTATAAACTTTTCAGTTATACCTTTTAAAATTTTATGTGAGTCTATGTCAATTTTGTTAACATAAAAACATTTAGCAAACATAGGAATTGTTTGAGGAAACATTATCTAGGAATCTTTTTTTCAACTCTCTTAAATCTATTTGGTAAACCTAGGTGAGGTCGTCTATCTAAAGCGTTTTCTTCAGCTCCTGGTGTTTTGACGTTATTGTAATGTAAAAATACTTGTGCACAATAATTACCTGTATAAGGTTCTCTCCAATGCTCTAACAGATCACCACGATATACTAACATGTCACCAGGTTTTAAATTTACTTTAACACCTTTAGATGTAGAAGGCATGTACTCACCAGTTGTTTCATTGTGGCCTCCTTCTTCTTGTTTTGGGTTTATATATATTGGCCACGGACGGTCGCTACCCAAATTAAGTGTGGTAGATATCTCGCAGCTAAATCTATCTTTGTGTCTTCGTAACTCATCCTTTACTTTATATATTCTTGTATAGGAATAGTTTTCAAATAACTTAGTGCCTGTAACTTTTTCCATTTTAGGTTTTAATGTTGCTAACAATGTTTCCATAGCCATATCTGCGTAATGAGAATATGTTCCTGGCACTTGTCTATCTTTCCACGTCCCCCAGTCAGTATTAAACTCAGATATGTATTGAGTAGTCATAAATGTTTGCAAGACTTTTCTTTTTAAAAGAATATAGTTTTGTAAAAAGCCTGCCATACTTGGGTCTATGGCTTTTTTAATAACTGTGTATTTGTTTTTTTTCCAATTCATGCTTTATAGATAATTAAAATTTATTAATACTCTAATTTTTTCATTCGTGCAAGTTGTGCCCTGATGATTTTTATTTGCATTAAACAACACGATTCTGTTTTCTTTTGACGTTACATGTTTGTTTGAACCATCTCTTCTTCCTTCTTCAAATATAGTGCAACCATTATTACTATTGATATATAGTATGGCACCTTTGCAATTAAAGTCTTGATCAGTGTGTTTTTCGAATCGGTGAATCCTAGATGTTCGTGGCACTAAGTTAGCTTTTATTCTAATAACTTCTTTTACTTTTAATTTCTGCAGGACAGGTTCTATTAACCTGTAAGCGTTAGAATTAATTTTGCCGTCAAAAAATGTGTGTGTTAATTGATAATTATTTAAATCATCTTTGCTTTCTTTGTCAACTTTAGTATTATTATAGTACCATGGAAAATCTGGACCTAACATAGGGTCTTTTAAATTTTTAAAATCATCTTTGTGTAAAAAATTATTTTTTATTTTTATCATTCTGTAAATTCTTTAATATTACTTCTATTGCATCAAACGTTTGAAGCGCTGTCCAATTACGTTCTTCATGATTATGAAAAGATCTACACATGAAAAAATAATCATAATCAAATTTTGCAATCTCTTTTATATCTAATTTAATGTCTATTACATCGTTGTTCAATAAGACAAAATCTTTTCTCCAGTCTTGGTATCTATTAAAAGCAGAATTATAATTAGCTATCCAAGTGCATCCTGTAATCCTACCACTTTTCATATAATGACCTAACCAATTACCTGATAAGAATCCTGCTTCTAAAGGTTCGGTTTGTAGGTATTGTATGTCATGATGGTGGTCTACGTTCACACAATATACAGGTTCAGCTAAAGTATCTACAATCTTATTTATCTCCCTATGTGATTGCGCTAAAACTATTTTTTTAAATTTATTTTTTTTAAAGATAGGGACTAGAACCTCTAGCAATTCTTTAGCATCTCTTGGAGGACCAACCCAATCTATGTCTATTGATAATAAATTTTTTACCATGATGCTCTATAGTTAAATGCTATTGAAACTCTTTGTTTGTTTGATTTGTTCTGTTTGACATAATGTATTAGATAACCTGGAAAGATAACAACTTTACCGGTTTTAGGAACTATGTCCCAAGTAAAAGAATTATAGTTATTCCAATTCTCTACCATTTCATCGTGTATCACATATTGTAATTTAGAGTTAGGGTTTAAAAGTTGTAAGTTACCACATCCATATTGCGCATAAGGAAAATAGACTATAGCTAGATCAGCGGTCGGGTGTTGATGTGGCATAGAAATATTATATGAACCATAATCATTAATCCATGCGTCTATACAAATTTGTTTTGTGTTTTGTTTATATTGTAAAAGTTTGTGTGCCTCATTAGCTATTTTATTTACTTGATCAAATACCTCACTAAATTCTGTTACTAGTTTCGGATTATGAAATATATTTTTTTGTTTATAATCATCAGCAGTTTCTAGTGCATCAGCACATTTATCTGTAATCTTATCGTGATCTAAATTTAATTCTTTCTCTATCACAAAAGAAGAAAAGATATTATTTATTTGTTTGTCCTTCATTTCTTAAATGATTCGTTAATAGCTTTCTGACTGCCTGTAGATTAAAATGTATAAATCTAAAATCATCAACTCCTGAATCTACAGTAAATCCATGGTTTAGATAAGCAGGAAAGAATATCATCGTTCCTGGTTTAGGTTTGTAATGTATAAGAGGACTAGCCGTAGAAACACCGACAGGATCTTTTATGGGTAAGTCATTCATTGTTTTTGCAATTCTAGGATCATTAAAAAATGGCACTGAAGTTCTTTCACTACATCTTAAAAAATAAAAACCAGATATATGGTTGTCATAGTGTAGGTGACCCATATGATGTCCACCACCTTTTTTAGAAAATTGTTGTGCCCACAGCTCTGTCCACATTAATTCGTATCCAGACATATCATAACCAAAACTATCTAAAACATTCCAGCTTGTGCCTCCGATATAATCTCTAAGTTCTTTTAGATCAGGATCTCCAATTAAACTTATAGAATGATGAGACATAGTTATATCTCCTACTTTCTTTTTCCATTTTTTTTCTCTTTCTTTAATTGACTTCTGATTATCTTTTTGAGCTTTTTTAATATATTTATCGCAAACTTTGTCTACATGTTTTACCCACTCTGGCACTTCAATATGATACACGGGTGATTGAAAATATGTAGATGTTTGAAGTAAATCTTTTTTTGACATGTTATCTAAATGGATATCCTAATGACCAAATCACTAATGAATATCTTGTTCCTTTCGTTACAGGTTTAACCCTATGCCACAAGTGTGACGGAAATATGATGATACTTCCTCTAGGTTTAAAATGTTTTTTTGTTTGTATTACATGTGTTGGATCTGCATGCATTCTTGGCTGTATTTCTAACTCTCCACCTTTGTAATCTTTTGGATCAGATAGTTGTACTATACCGGATATTTTTCTAATCTTGCCATGAAAGTTAGGATCATGAGGAGAATTATATGGCACAGGCATTGGATCTTGATGCCAATCATAAAATTGATTTAGTTTATATTTTGTAAACTGCATTGACTCAAAATAATCAATTTGAAAATTCCAACCAGCGTTTTGGTTTGCCATATGAAAGAATGGAGTTATCTCGTCATAAAGCCATTTATCATTCAACCAAACTATGTTTGAATCTCTTTGTTTTTTTAGATTTTTTATATCCTTCTTTTTCAAATTTTCTTGAACTTCTACGTCCACAATTTTTTTATTTTTATTTCTTTTTCTAACGTCAGCAGACACGCCCCCTGTTACACCTATTAATTCTTTTTTAGAATTACCGTGTTGTATCAAATCATCACAAAAACGATCTCCTAATCTAGATGTGAAATACCAGTATGCGTTTTTTAAATTCATATTAAATCTATAGCTATTGAATACCTTTTAATTTTTTTAGGAGAATAAGGTTGTGAATGTGTTTTGCTTGCATCAAATACCAATAAAGAATTTTCAGGACATTTGGTAGATGTAATTTTGTCATAATTGTATTTCTCATTTCTAAATATGGTCCCCAGATTATCAGGATTTTTTAAAAAGTAAACAGCAGATATTTTAGATGTTGGGTGGGTATGCCAATTAATAATATCACCCTCTGAATAATTAGCCCAAGAATATTGTATAGTCATATCTTTAAAATATCTTTGTAAAATTTTTTTATAAAAATATTGGGTTTCAAAATGATTGTGTAGATCCATAGGTGTTTGTAAACCAGGAACTCTATCATTCCAATATCTAACTTTTGTTTTTACAAACTTTAATAGTTTCTTTCGTTCTTTTTCTTCTAACACGTTTTTATACAATTTCATTTTTAAATGCTTCTGGTTTGTGTGTCCAAGGGTTAACTAAAAAAGCTCTTCTGGTTCCTTTAAAAGATTCAACCGAATGATATAGACCAGGATCAAATATAACTAGTCTATTGGATTTAGGTTTTATTGTATCTCCAGCTAGTATTAATTCACCACCTCTTAAATTTTTTACCTCTATATAAAATATTAGAGAACATATTGGATATTTATATTTACCTGTTTTTTGATAGTAACCCTCGTCTTTATCAACATGTGGGTTGCATTGGGTGTTGTTTTGACTCCACTCTTCAAAACCTTTATATTTTGTAAAGTCGTATGTTTTAGATGCTTCAAGTAAAAACACATGATTACGATAATCTGTTTCTGCCCATCTAACAGGTATGTTTCCTTTTAGTTTAGTAAAAGTTTTTGTAATTGTTTTGTAATTTTTTTTAGATAAAAAATTATCTATAACTCTAAAACTCATTTATGCCTGCCTAGATATTCTGTTGGTATCAATTGAAAATCACAATTAAAAGCAATAACTGTTTTTCTTTTGTTTGTGTTATTAACAGGTGCTCTGTGTAACACGTAAGATGGAAAAAATAATATATCTCCTTCTTTTACATTTAGTTTAGTTGTAGATTTAAACTCTGTTATTAATTCTTTACTAGGTAATTCTAAGAAATATATTGCAGATAGGTTTGATTCTGGGTGAGTATGCCAATGATGATTATTGTTTTTAGAATATTGATTATACCAACCGTTATGTATTCGCCAAGTATTACAACCAAAGTCTTCTGCTGTATCTGTCATTAAATCTGCCACCTCTTGATAAAACAATTCTAAATATTTTCTTGGCACATCTTTTGGCACCGTCCAATCAGATTTAACAAAAGATTTATCAGACTTAAAATGCGAAGGCATTTTAGTAATTAATGATAACAACTTTTTCTTTAAAGTCTTATGCTTTCTAAATTTCTTGACCCACATAGGTAAGTCAATATAGCAAATTTTAATTTACAGTCAATGTCCCAGAAACAGTAAATGTAGCAACTGTTTCACCACCAACACAAGCAACTGAGTTAGTTCCTGGTGATACACTTAATGGGTGTCCTGCAGGTGATCTTACAACTACAATACCTGATCCACCTCTTGATCCATATTTTGATTTTCCACACGGAGCCATGTAAGTTGGTGCTCCATAAGACGTAGGTCCACCTGTACCTCCGCCACCACCGCCTCCGGTGTTTGCCGTTCCCGATGTAGCCAAACTAGAAGGTGCTCCACCAGCGCCGTCTCCGCCGCCACCAGCTCCTCCAGGTCCAGGGTTAACACCTGGATAACCTCTATCTGTACCAGAACCTCCGCCACCGGCGTAAGTTACATCTGATCCTGTAATTGCGTTTGGTGCTCCAGCTCCTCCAGCTGCTCCTGGATATCCTGAACCATTAGATCCATTAGCAGTAGCGCCACCGCCACCACCTCCACCCCTGTTATCAGGGTTGGCTCCAGTTCCACCACTATTTCCTTCTGGTGGTGAGAAACCTCCAGCATTACCAGACCCACCAGGTCTTTTGTTACCAAATTGAGATGGATATCCTCCTGAACCTGATCCTCCAGGTCCTCCTCTTTCACCATTGTTTCCATTCCATGGACCACCACAAGATGCATTTAATGGATAACCACCACCTGATGATTGAATAATAACTGTGCATCCTGATTTAATTGATGAAACATTTCCATAACCAGCACCAGAACCATCTGGGTCAGATGCAGGGGGTGCAGGATAACTTGTACCGCAAGCGTTTCCACCTCCGGCTCCAACTGTAATTGTAAAACTTGATGAAGAGCACAAAGTAATTGCGCATCCTCTTAATGGTGAAGGTCCATAACCAGAAGATCTATAACCTCCGGCTCCGCCACCACCAAAACTCTTGCCGGCTCCTCCGCCAGCAACGACTAAATAATTCATTGTAACTGCTTGTATTTCTGTTCCATCAGGCCACGCGCCATCAGATTGTGCAGTCCCAGCTTGGACCATTGGCCAAACTCCTCTTGCATTGTTTAATTCTTTTGTAATTAGTACTCCAGGTCCACCAGCACCTCCGCCACTTGGGGCAGGATCGAACTCTG